GAGAAGTGAAACAAAACCGACTCGCCGGTGCGATTACCCCGCAAGGTGTACCGCAGAAGGCTGGGTTATCCACGTTATCAGACGACGAAGCCCTATGGGCTGGCTATAACAAGGGCCACAAGCGTCTCAAGTAAAAAAGGTAAATTATCATGGCTGGAAATAACTATACAACGCCCGCTGGGCGTATCAACGAGGTCAAGGGCGAAATGCTCAAGATGACCGAACCCGTCGAAGTCTTGCAGCTTGGCTGCGAGATGAAGAAGATGCCCCGTAACAAAGGTGACAACATCACCTATCGTGGGACTATCCCAACCGGCGGATCTACTACCAGTGCAAAAACGATCAATCGTTGGTCTGTTACCGCTGCAAGCTACCAAGTCTCTGAGGGTGTCACTCCGCCTGCACAAGCAGTTGACTACCGTGATGTGGCTGTAACCATTGCCGAATACGCAGTGCTCTTCAGCTACACCAACAAAGTGGCCCTGCTGCATGAAGACGACATCCCTGCGGATCAGGTCAAGCAAACCGCTCAACTGATGGGTCTTGTGCGCGAGATGGTTCGATACGGCGTGATGAAAGCTGCTACCACTGTTCAATACAGTGGGGGTACGACTCGCGCTACTGTCGATGAGGCCATCACCTACAACGGACTTTCTCTGTTGTCGCGTACTCTGCTGGGTAATGGTGCCCACATGAAAACGTCTATCTTGGCCCCCGGCCCGGCATATGACACTTCAGCCATCGAGGCTGGTTTCATTGTGTTTTGTCATACCGATTGCGAGCACGATATTCGTCGCCTGCAAGACTTTGTGCCTACCGCAAAGTACGCCAATCGCTCTATCATCAACGAAAACGAACTCGGCTCTGTAGGCCGTTTCCGCTTCATCGTGTCGAAAGAGTTGTCTGCTTACGCTGACGCTGGCGCTTCTATCGGTACGACTGGTCTGTATTCGACTAGCGGAACCAGCCTAGACGTGTACCCGATGATCGTTTGCGGTGAAGATGCCGTGTTTGACATTGCACTGAATGCCAACTTTGAGCCGTTCCACCTGCCTGCTTCACAGCGGACTAAAGACGACCCTGTTGGTCAGCGTGGCTACGTCGGTGCTTCATTCTGGAGTGCTGCGGTTGTGGTGAACAACGGACACATGGGCGTTATCGAAGTGGGTATAACTTCTCTGTAACCAATAGCAGGTGACTTGTTCTAAGCCACCTGCAACCAAATCATTAAAGGAAAATTATCATGGAAAATCTTAAAAATCGTGCTCTCACGATTAACTTCGTCACTGCTGGGTTTGTTGCTGGGACTACCAGCACCTACACCACGACGGCAACGACCAGCGCCGCTATTGATGGCCGGTTTGCCACTGGTCTGACGGCACAAACCAACACTGCATCGCCTACGTTGGACGCTGTGACTGGTCTGGCATTCCCTAAGCTAACCGACAACCAGTGTACTGTGCTGGTGTGGGGTACGAACGCTGCTGGCGTTATCAAACTGGCGCAAGGCAGCATTGAAAACACCGAAGTTGGCGTCACTACCACGGCTGGTGCTTTCTTGAACCTGCCACAGTTCCCCATCTTGCCAGATGACTTCTGCCCGATGGCCTACAACTTGGTGCGTACTGCCCCAAGCGCTGCCGACTTCACAACCGGCACTTCCAGTTGGACGGCTACGGGCATTACTGCCTCGACGTTCCGTAACATCAGCACGCTTCCGCGTCGTCCACAGTCCTCGTAATTGAGGCACCATGAAATCCACCTTCGGGTGGTTTTCTACTTCCAAAAAATTCAAAATTAAAGGAAATTCATCATGCTTAATCGTAAATATACCAGCGTAAGGGTTGACCACAAACTCGATATGAGCACCGTTTCTACGGTGGAAGGGCCAATAACTCTTACTTCACCGACTGGTGCTGGACTTGGTTATGGTGCTGGCGCTGGCGGTGCTGTTACACAGGCCACTAACCGTGCCACCGGCGTTACTCTGAACAAACTGTCCGGGACTATCACGGGCAATGCGGCCTCACTAGCTGGCGTTACCATTGCAACTTTTACAGTGACTAACACAACCGTTGCTGTGACTGACGTAGTGATTGTGGCAAAAGTCTCCGGTGATGCAGACTCTATGTGCTGGGTATCCGCAGTGGCCGCTGGATCGTTCGACATCAGTGTTCGCAATAACCACGCATCTGTAGCCGATACGACTGCAATGGTTATAAACTTCGCCGTCATCAAAGCAGCAAAAACCTAAGCTGCAAACCCATACATCTCACGAGAGGTGTATCACTTTGTTGCTTCGCCGCCCATCCGGGATTTTTTTAACTCTAAAGGTAAACATTATTATGCCAAAAGGTATCCCACTTCAACGCAAAGCAAAAGACACTCCAGTTTTTGCAGCCGCCCCGCTTGCGTCTGACCACGAAATCGGGCAAATCCCAACCAGAAAGATCGACGACCTCGGAAACTTCGAGCCGTCTGTCATTGCACAGGTCAGTGGTCGTCCAGTTGATCCCGAAAAAATGGCTATGCTGGCCTTCATGGCCGAGATGGTGACGATTCGGGTTGCAACAACAACAGATCGCAATGCTGAGATGGTGTTTCCACTGAACATTAATGGTCAGCCTATGCTCTTTCGACGTGGCGAGACCAAGACACTTCCTCGGTATTTTGTGGATCGCTTGCTTCGGTTGAAAACCACCACGTATGGGCAGGAATTGGTGCTGAATAAGGAGGGTATCCAGTCTTATATTTATCCACCTTCTACCGGGCTTAAATACGATTTCGCAATTATCCGAGATGACAACCCACTCGGTAAATCGTGGGAACGTGCCGTCCTTGCTGAAGCGGGCTAATCAAAATGGCAATGACGTTCTTGGAAATTTGCAAACGGCTACGCCAAGAGGTTGCCGGTGCTGGCACTGGCCCCTCTACCGTCGTTGCGCAGACGGGGGAGCTAGGCCGCATCGTGGCTTGGGCTGCGACTGCGGACGAAGACGTGCAGCGCCTGCATAATGAATGGCGGTGGATGGTAGGGAGCTTCACAATCGACACCGTGATTGGCGACAACTCCTACCTTCCTGCTGACTGTATCGTCCCAATCACGAACCTGCGGGATTGGAGGCGGGAGACGCTCAAGAGCTACACGGGAACCGTCGCCAATGAGTCTAGGCTTCTTTTCATCGACTACCAAAACTGGTATGACACCTACGATGTTGGCATTCAAACCAATCAGCGCCCGATCAACTTCACGGTTGGTAACGATCAGAGTTTGAAGATTGGCCCTGCGCCAAACGACGTTTATCGGATCTCTGGTGAATATCAAAAGGCCGTCACGACGATGGCGCTCGACGCTGATGTACCGCAGTACCCCTCTGAATACCACATGCTGCCAGTCTATTTGGGCATGATGTCATACGGACGATATACAGGAGCAAACGAGGTTTATGTAGATGGTGAGAACCGCTACAAGCGGATGATTAAACAGATGGAGCGCACGCACATGCCGCGCTTCACCATCGCGGAACCATTGGTTTAATTATGAAGCCAGTGCCGATGCCTCAGACGCAGTTCAAGTTCTTCCCTTTCACGGGAGGACTGGATCTGGTAACTCCTCCGATTCAACTTTCCAGCGGCGCACTGCGTTCTGGATCGAACGTGGAGATTGGCATTAATGGTGGTTACGCGCGGATCGGCGGGTATGAGAGATTTTCCGGGCTGGCTAAACCGTCAGCGGCAGTTTACGCAATTCTGACTTGCACCATCACTGGGACAGTTGTTTTGGGCGATGTGTTGACTGACAACGCTGGAACGTCATACGGGACGGTGATTGCCCTGCCTTCTGGCCAAGCAGTTTTGACATTGATAACCGGAAATTTTTCCACCGGCAATATCAAGGTAGGTATTACCGTAGTTGGAACGTGTATAGGCGCACAAGAAAGTGGAGCGGCTGCGACACCAAAACTAAACGCAACCTACCGAAACCTCGCGGCGGACATATATAGAGCATTGATTGCAGTTGTGCCGGGGTCTGGAAATGTGCTGGGGGTACATCAGTTCAATAGTCTTGTCTATGCCTTTCGAAATAACGCTGGCGGTACAGCGGCCGTCATGCACAAAGAGTCAGCAACTGGCTGGACGGAAATAGCGCTAGGCCGTGAGATCGCATTCACCT